GAATAAATTCTATGACAATGATTTTTAGCATCCCATCCATACTCTATAAAATCCTTATACATCTGTTCTACCAGAGAAGTAGTAGGGACAACTAAAAGAATCTTCTGTCCTTTATGAACATAATATCTTACCAAGGCATAGATCATTAAAGATTTACCTGATGCAGTAGGACTGACTAACAATCTCCTATTATGCTTCAAGCAATCAGATACACCTTCTAATTGATATTCTCTTGGTTTAAATTTAGTAATAGACTTAATATAATC